TATTGGATAACGTCAGTTACCGCTGTGTCTCCACGAAGATCGTAGGAAACATCAGGGTGGATAACTGCCATGTAGTTACCATTGCTCCAGCCCGGAGCGTTACGAGTACGAAGCTGGGCGACGGCTTTACGGCCTTCGGCAGCGGTGTAAACGTCACTTGCAGTGATAGCACCACGGCTGGTTTGGCCGACGTGAGTCACGTTTGAGCCGCCATTGGCGACATCCGAAACGATTTTGTCCATCGAGTCAGCCATGTTGTAACCAACAATGTTGGCTGCATCAGCGTCAACATTGAGGAATGAAGTTCCACGCACCTTAGCGGTGGTGATAACAGCGTTACCGTACTCAGCAAGAGTTACGGTTACTGCGCTATCAGTCAACGCAACAGCAGTTACATCAGTTGCTTCTGTAAGCGCTGATGTTGCCTGCGACATGTCGGCGTAGAACGTGAATTGTACGCCAGAACCGTTATGGCTCTGGTTTGTTGAACGTACATCCGCAACCATTTCAAATAATGGTTGTGAACGTAAAGCAAAATAAGCGGTCTGATCGAACGCCGTTTTTACCTGATCGTCCAGTGTGGAGGTGGTTGTATATGCCACTGGTAGTCCTTAAGTCGGACTCCATTAGCTACTGACTTAGGCTGTTGCCCCCCACAAGACACCATGACTTTCCATCAAAGCACGTAGTTCGTCTGGATTCTTCGTTGCTCTGATCTGGGCGTCAAGATCGGCTTGTGACACCGGATCTCCGCCTTCCCCGGCAGACTGGATTCGTTCCTCTGCTCTTAAAACTTCAGGCATAATCGCTTCAGGCTGCTGTATCGGAGGAGCATCGTTACCGATAAACCCTGCTGCTTCGGCTTCCGCACGAATAACCGCAGGATCAAGCTCTCCATCGTAACCTTTAACGAAATACTTGACACGGGCATCATCAGGATCAAGTCCTGCTGAACGGAACGTATCCCGACGCTCGTAACCTGAAATCCTATTTTCGGCTTCCGAAGCTCTCGCTTCAGCTTCCTTCAAACGGGTTTCCAACTCACGACGCCAGTTGGGTTTCGATTCGGATGAACTGGCAGAACCACTGTCACTGTAGTCAGTGGAGTCATTATCTGTCATATGTCACTCACCTACTTGTACGCATTCTCGGCGGTGGAACCTCGAATGGAAAAATGTTGTTACGGTTAGCTCGCCCCGCAGGGGCCGACCGGTCTTATCAGTATAAAGAACTAATAATCTTTATGTCAAGTACTGGTACCCATGCCTGTGGCACCTGTACCTGTAATCAACATGCCTGACTGTCCGCTAAACCCGGCAGCACGTTCTTCTCGTCGCCTTCGCACCTTGTTCGCAGCGGTAGGATCTAACCCAAATTGGCTTTGAGCAAGATCAGAAGCACTTATTTCGTCTTGTTCACCTAGTGCTTGATTCGCTAAACCTGCTTGTGGTGTCAAAGTCTGCTGTATCTCTCTACGCTGAATACCTTCACGCTGCAAAGCAGTAGCAGTTTCTTTATCAAACCCTGTTGGGGTTCCGATTACACGGGCTGCTGTAGCTGAAAGTCCTGCTGCCTCAAACGCTCGTCGCTCTTCAATAAGGTTTGTTGCACCTTCGGGATCAAGGTAGTAGGCCACTAAATCAGCGTCATCTACACCGTAAAGTCGTTTTAGCTCTGCTTTAGTGTTCGGATCAGCACCTTTTTGTGCTAATTCTGCCAAAGTTACCCGTTCTCCGAACTCATTTGGGGAAACATCTGCGGCTATAAGGTTAGCGAAGTCCATTCTGTCGTCGTAAAACCGTTCTGGTAGACCGTGAGTACGCAGCAACATGGCGTATTCGTCCTCATTTGCCATGTATTCGGCTTCTGTAATGGCTCCGAATCCGTTGTCTCGACGTAGTTCCATACCGGGGAACCGTGTTTTGTATTCGTCTGTTTGACGTATTTCAAGGGCGATAGCTTCTTCGGATAAGCCATCAACCATGAATTGTTTTAATTTGGCTACGACACTGGTGGGTAAACCGAAAGCTCCTGCTAGTCGGGTGAGGATAGCTGTTGCGCTTTCTACTCCGGCAGCGGCAAGTTGGGCATTTCGTTCAGCATCGGTAAGTAAATTTGTTCTATTTATAGAATCTTGTCCACCGATACCTGTAGGACCTGTTTCCTCTTTAGCTACATAGTCGGGGTTTCGTACCCATCGTGTTTCACCAGTAGCAGTAGTGATTGGATGGAATGGTTTTATTCCGTTATGAATCCATTGTTCGTTAAACGAAGGTTCAGTCAAATAAGTTTCGGTATAGTCACCTTCTAGGCTACTAACAAAAATACCACCTTCACCAGTCTCGTAATTTGGTGTCGCATACCCACCGGGCAAACGACCCTCCGCATCTCGGACCATGTTATTGAAGGCAGATTCATCTGTTGGCAATGTAGAAAGTGGTGTTCTATTTAAGTCCCATGCACCAGAAAGAATGTCTTTCCGTAACTGGTCTATGTTCGCTAAACCTGCAAACCTTTCTTCAAAAGCGGTTAAAAGTTTGTCTTGTTCTACTGTTAATTCGATTGTTCCACCAGTAGGTGCCGGAGTTTTAGTTTGTTCTACCCATTGCCATAACTCTTCATTCCAAACCCACGGACCACCCGTTGTAGGCATTGGTGGTTTTACACGGTCCTCAGAACCACCACCATCATCAACTGGGTCAAGAGTGACTAACCCGCTTTCTACCTGACCGAGAAGAGCAGCCTCTTTTTCTTCTTTTTGCCGTTGCGCTTTAGCTAACGCTTCATTTTTAAGTATCCCTGATTGTATGACAGCATCAAGCCCTATCGGATCAGCATTAGGATCAAGCCAACGATTAGTAGTCTTAGTAGGAGAAGTGCGGCCCTGCCACATCCAATTTTCAAATTCCATCAGACTCTAATCCCAAAACTATTCAACAACGTACCGACAGTACCATAAGCCTCATCACGAGCATTCTCACTAGTATCCCACTCAGGTGTAGAACGCACATAACGCTCAAACTCGCCACGAGTCATCGGACGATTAAGGCCATCGTTAGCAACCATTGTGTCTTTCAAATGGCTATACAACTTAGAGTCACTACCCAAGAAATCAACGGGGCGACCTAACAACTCTGAAGCCACGTTGCTGTAACTAGAGAAATAAGCGCTTGGAGTGTATCCCTGTTCAACCAAAGATCTTAATGCTGGTTCTTGATCCATGACAGATTGGGCATGTCCGGCGTTTATACCGTCATATGTTGCTTTGCCAAGATAAATCTTTTGTGCGTAATCGTTAAGAGTGGCTTCGTCTAATTTCAACATATAAGTCGCAGCGTTTTGGCGGAGTTGTTGTTTAATATTTAAGAAAGTGCCAGAACCTTGGACTTTGTTGATATCAAATGCTCCCTTAAAGCCAGTCGCAAACTCATTTTTGATTTCAAAATCAGTCATGTTTAGCTGCTTGGCGTTATACGCCATCTGCATGATCGCATTCTTTTTATCAGGATCATCTGTGTTGATACCAAGACGGCTTGCTTCAAGAATCAGCGAATCGTAAGTATCGTCCAGCAACTCTTCCATGTCGGGATTCATATTCCATGAGCCGACTCCATCCACGAAATCATATTGGGGTGTCCAATTAAGTGAGTATTGGTCCCCCCGAGCTTTAGCCCAATCCATTTGGAATTGTCGTGCCGCAGGCCCGTTCTTAGCAAACCATTCGGTTTGTTGGAATAATCCCCAAATCAAATCTGGATTTTCTTCTTGGTCGTCGATAATCCATTGGATCACATTTTTCTTTTGCCCATTAATTGTGACATCCATATCGTCACGAGCAAGGAAAAAATTGACGGACCCAAAGTTTTCCATAATGTATTGCATTGCAGCAGGTGTCAACTCGTCAGGATCGCCACCCCCAGAACCATTCTGACTACCATCTTGACTACCGTCTTGGCTGCCATCAGGACTTGCACCCGGCGAACGCTGTGCTCTTGCAAGATCCGCCGCCGCTGTTACCGATTCCAGTTGCTCTAAAGTTGCCGCCTGTTGAGCTTCTCTATACTCTTGATACCCCGGAAATTCTTCATCTGGCGTAATGGTCTGCCTACGATTACCTGATTCGGGAGTCCAACGATCACGTTCTCCCGCTTCTAAAGCGCTTTCATCAGCACCACCAAGAATCGCTGCTAACCGTTCAGGGTTTACATCTTCTAAACGAGGCCCAGTTTTTGAGCGTTCGATAGCTTCGTCGGTTCCCTCAATCTCTTTTTGAAGAATTTCCCGTTCTTCTTTGTCACGAAGGTCAGAAGCTGATGTCACACGTAATTCGCGAGGCATATTTTCATTGCCAGCCATCCACGCAGCTAACCCTTGTACATCACCAGTCTGGGGCATTGACGCAAGACGTTGCTCTAAAGCCGTCAACCCCAATTTCCATACAGGGACTAGTTCTTCTTCTTCTTCCCCACTCGCAGAACTAATAAGAACTTTAAGCATGCTAATGCGTGTATCTAAAACATTAGCGAAATCTTCTGCTTGGTCCTCTATGCCTCGTTTATCTTCTTGTCTTTCACGAAACCGTTGTTCAACATCCGAAGCAAGGTCACCCATAAAACTTTCGAGTTCATGCTCCCAGCCATATCTGCCATCAGATTGTTTTTTAAATAAATCAAGCATTATTTCAATCCCAAAACATTCTTAACCATGCTTGTAGCGTCATAGGCTTCAACACCAGCAGCACGATTAGGGTCTAAATCTGTAGCCATTGCCCCAATTTCAGAAGTCAAATCAAACTTCACGTTTTCTTGGCCCTGCAAATTATGAACTAAACCAATAACGGTTTTTAATTCGTCATCCGTGGGACCACGATCTAGCTTTTGCCGGAATGCTTTATTGGCATACTCCGTAATAGTGGCACGGGT